GTCGCCGTCGCCTACACGCTCTATCCCAAGCGTCCGCTCGACTACCAGACGCGCCAGCGCAAGCTCGGCGAAGCATGGCACGACACCGTGCAATGCATCGACCTGGACAACGCGCAGAAGGTGCTGCTCGACGCGCTTAAGGGTGTGGCGTTCGAGGACGACGTGTGGGTGCGCCGCATCACGGCCGAGCGCGCGGAGCCTGACGGCGAAGCGCGGCTCGTCGTGACCATTACGCCGATCGTCACCGCCGCACCGCAGGCTGCGCTGGCGCTGCCCGAACCGATGTCCCTTTTCCCCGACCCTTTGGAGGTTTGAACATGTTGCTGAATATCGAACAGGAAGAATTCGTTTTCAAATCCGCCGTTGAGGCGGCCGCCGATCTTGCTAGAGATGGCAGCTCCCCGGGCCTGGTTGTCGGAGCAGCGGAAGCCGTGGTTGCTGCCGCGATTGCTGCGCAGAAAAAGCTCGACGCCGAGAACGAGTAGCCAGAACTCGGATTCGAGCTATGGAGCGAAATCAACGACTTACTTCCGGTTTAACCACCCGCCAACGAGGCAGACCATGAAAACACCGTCCACCACCCGCACAGCCATCCTCGCGCTGCCGCTGCGTACTGCAAACCCGCTGGAAGTCTGACGAGCATACGAACATTGGGGAAGAAACGGGGCAGGCATGACATTCAAATCGTTCGATGAACGTCTGAACAACTGGGGGCGCACCGTGCGCACATCGCCACATCGCGACGCGGCGTGCAACTGGTGGGCTGAAGTCTTTGTCAAGCTGCGCGACGCGCGTCTCGGTAACGGGTCGCCTGCTATCAGCCGCGACGAGCTCGACGGCTGGCTACTCGAAGAGGCGTGGAAGCACCTGCCCAACCACGTGAGCAAGTGGATTCTGCGTTATCACTTCGTGTTCAACATGGGTCAGCAGCAGATTCAATCAACGCTCTGGCAGAAGCATAAGGTCCGTTTGCGCGGCTATCAGTTTGAGATTTCACTGGATAACGCGCGCGTCGCGCTCGCGCGGGAGATTACTGCTATTTCTGGCAAGCATGTTGTAGAGAATTTTGCAAGGAAAACTTGTAAACCCGAAAATCCTTTCTTATAATCCGCCGCAGATGACCGATTGCCGCCTACGCTGCGTGCTTCTGATCCTGCCTGATGGCGGGATCAGGTCGCCCTGAAGGATAGCCAGCCCGCCACCGCGCGGGCTTTTTTGCGTCTGGGCGATCTGCAACCGGCCCGTGTCTGCGACACGGCGTCGTTGGAACCGTAACCGACACAACATCTCACGCTCGCATCCCGCGGGCGTTGTCATTTCTGGAGTCTCGCCATGCCTTTCAAAGTCGATCTCTCGGTCACCTCGGCCGCTGACGCAATCCCGTCGCCGACCGGCCTCGCCGCTGGCACCACGCGTTTTTCGATCACCGACACCGCCGGCAACATTGTTCAGTCTCAGGACGTGAATGGTTCGTCGGCATCGTTCTCGGGTATCCCCGATGGCACCTTCACGGCCAGTGCGCAGTTGCTCGACACCGCAGGCGCGAACCTCGGTGACGCTGTCACGACGTCGTTCGTCGACGGCAACCCGGTGACCCCGCCGGATCAGGGCGGTGGCACGCCGACCGATGCCACTTTCGTACCGCTCGCATCGATCAGCGCAACGGTCACCGCGGAGTAACGGCGATGCCGGAAACGTATACGCCGATCGTGTCGATTTCCGGTACCGCGACGCAAGAGCCGGAGCAGTGTCCACCGCCGGTTCACCGGCATCATCATCCGGGCCATGTACTCGTCGAGAAGCTTTTCGTCGAACTCGTGCGCTTCGGTGCTCATGCGGATGCCGAGGTCGTCATGCTGATCAACCGGATCAAATCCGAGTTTCGCTAATTCTCCTTCAGGTCGTTTGGACCGGCCTGCGGCCATCCCCGTGCCGCAGGCACTTTTCAGGTAAGACCATGGCGCAGGAGAAAAAGAAGGCCGCGCCGGATTGGGAACGCATCGAGGCGGATTACCGCGCAGGCGTGAAGTCGGTGCGAGAAATAGCAAAATCGCAGGGCATCAGCGACACGGCAATCCGCAAGCGCGTGAAGCTTGAAGGGTGGGAAAGAGATCTCACCAAACGCATACAGGATAAGGCTGACGCGCTGGTTCGCACGGCCGAAGTTCGCACACAGGTTCGCACCGAAAGTGCGATCCAGGAGCGGGAGGTCGTCGAGGCTAACGCTGAGCAACTGGCATCGGTCCTGCTGACCCAGCGCCGCAGCGTCACGCGGGCGCACTCGCTGTGCATGAAGCTTTTCACCGAGCTCGAAGCGCAGGTCGAGGATCCCGAAACGATTCAGCGCCTCGCCGAATTGATGGGTGAAGATGGCAGCGAAGGCGCGAAGAAACGCGCAGCTGCGCTCGACAAGGTGATGTCGCTCGGCAGCCGCATCGATAGCGCGAAAAAGCTGGGCGACACGCTCCGCACGCTCATCACGCTCGAGCGCGACATCTACGGGCTGAACAACCCCGAGCCGCCACCGCCGCCTGTTCCTGCGAGCGCTGACGGCAAGACCGTCGTATCGAATGACCCGATCGCTGCAGCGCGCGCATACCAGGCGCTGATGAACTGATGCCAATTCCGTTTCCATTCGACTTTCGCAAGCCTGACTATCGGCAGGTTTTCGAGTGGCGGATGGAACGGCTTCAACGCATCCGTGCGAATCCGGACCTGATCGAAAGCCTCAAGTCCTACTACGGCGATCATCCGGCGCAATTCATCATCGACTGGGGCATGACGTTTGACCCACGGAACGTCGAACGCGGTTTGCCCGCCACTGTGCCGTTCCTGCTGTTCCCCAAGCAGGAAGAGTGGGTCGAGTGGTTCATGGAGCGTTGGAAGAAGCAGGAGCCGGGCATTACCGAAAAGACGCGCGACATGGGTCTATCGTGGCTGACGATCGGACTGGCCGACACGATCTGCCTGTTCCAGCATGGCGTGGTGGCCGGTTTCGGCTCGCGCAAGGAAGAGTACGTCGACAAGATCGGCTCGCCCAAGTCCCTGTTCTGGAAAGCGCGCATGTTCCTGAAGATGCTGCCCGTGGAGTTTCGCGGCGGCTGGGATGAGACGCGCCACGGTGCGCACATGCGCATCCAGTTCCCGGAGTCGGGATCGGTTATCACCGGCGAGGCCGGCGACAACATCGGGCGCGGAGACCGCGCGAGCTTCTACATCGTCGATGAATCAGCGTTCCTCGAGCGTCCGCAGCTGGTGGAAGCGTCGCTCTCGGTGACCACCAACTGCCGGCAGGACATCAGCACCCCAAACGGCATGGGTAACCCGTTCGCGCAGCGCCGACACAGCGGCAAGGTGAAGGTGTTCACGTTTCACTGGCGAGACGACCCGCGCAAGGATGACGCGTGGTACGCCAAACAGGTCGCCGATCTCGACCCGGTGACCGTTGCGCAGGAAATCGACATCAACTATTCGGCCTCGGTTGAAGGTGTGCTCATCCCGAACGCATGGGTTCAAGCGGCGATCGACGCGCACGTGAAGCTAGGCATCACACCGACCGGCATGCGCCGCGGAGCGATGGACGTAGCCGACCAGGGTGTGGACATGAATGCCTTCTGCGGCCGCACCGGGATTGTGCTCGACTTCCTCGAGGAATGGTCGGGGAAGAACGACGACATCTTCGCCAGCGTCGAGCGCGTCTTCATGACGTGCGACGAGCGCGGATACGACGGCTTCATGTACGACGCTGACGGTCTGGGTGCTGGTGTGCGCGGCGACGCGCGCGTGATCAACGAGCGCCGTCGCTCTCTCGGCATCGCCGAACTGAGTGTCGAGCCGTTCCGGGGCTCCGGCGCCGTCTACGACCCGGAAGGCGAGATGGTGCCGAAGCGCAAGAACAAGGATTTCTTCGCGAACGCGAAGGCGCAGGCGTGGTGGGCGTTGCGCATGCGTTTCCAGAAGACGTTTCGCGCGGTGGTCGAGGGCATGGAGTTCGATCCGGACGAAATCATCTCGATTGATTCGACGTTGCCGAAACTCGCGAAGCTGTCGATGGAGTTGACGCAGCCGACGTACACGATCAACGGCGCCGGTAAGGTCGTTATCGATAAAGCGCCGGAAGGCTCCCGCTCTCCGAACCTCGCCGACAGCGCCATGATTTCGTACCAGCCGAACGGGCGTGCGATCGAGGTATGGGCCGCGCTGGCCGACTAAACAGGGATTTGCATCACATGTCACGCAAACGATCAGCCGCAGCAACTCAGCCGAACGTCGTAGAGGCTGCCGGCCGCTTCCGTTCCGAGGACAGCTTTGCGAATTTCGCCGCGCGCGTCGGCGTTGGCACCGATAACCAGTCCAGCAACTCCACGTATCAGTTCGACTTCATCAGTCGGAACCGGATCAAGCTGGAGGCGATGTATCGCTCGTCGTGGATCGTCGGTCAGGCTGTTGACGTGGTCGCCGAGGACATGACGAGCGCCGGCATCGAGATCACTGGCGATGATATCGACCCGCAAGACAAGGAGCGTCTCTACCGCTCTTTTCAGCGGTTGGGCCTTTGGGACAAGGTCTGCGACACGATCAAGTGGGGGCGCCTGTATGGCGGCGCGCTCGCTGTGATGCTGATCGACGGCCAGAACATGGCGACGCAGCTG